CAAGTAATGGGTATTTAGGAATACAAGATGGCGGAATGAAATTCCTTAATTTTTACGGAGGTAACACTAGACAAGTTTCTGCATTAGATGTAGGATGCGTCCTTGCTCATTCTATAAATTTATCACCATTTCGATATATAAAGGTAGGTTATAAGGTTTTTAGATTTATAGGAGATGGAACTACTGCACAACCTGCTCGTGTAAGTTTTGAAATTGGAGTAGCTCCTATTTCCAATGCTGGAGGAGAAAGTTACAATCCTGCAAGTAATACAGTGCTTAAGGATATAGGAGGTACAGTAAATTCTGCATCTCATGTAATGACATCAACGAAAACAAATGCGGGAGACCAAAGCGACCACTCTCAACTATATTTAACACTTGATGTATCGGCAAATCAGGGGCATCATTTTTTATATTTTTTGTTGGGTAATATAATACATGAGTATAGTAATGGAGTTGTTAGTTCTAATGTTGTAGTTAATTATATAGAATTTATAAATTAGGAGGCTAAAATGAGCAAATTGATTTTAAAGGACAAAACTGAAATTGAGTTATCAACGCACTACGGTGATACATTTGTCACAGTGATTGATAATTTCTCAGAATTGGATGAGCTTAAGGATAAGTTGACAGATGCAAATACGCTTGTAATGACAGTGCAAAGTGATGTTGGAGAAGAGACTATAACAGGGCTAAAGCTACAGGGTATCACTACTACTTTTATAAAAAATGAGCTTGGAGCTATTACACAGATACAAGCATTACTAATGTTTAGAGCCATGGAAAAGTTAGAGCAGATAGAGGCTACCTTAACCGGTAGAATAGATGCTCTATCAAATATGTTAGTTGAACTGATGAACAGCGATGAGGAGGAAGAAGGCAATGAGTAAGAAGAAAATAAAGGTGTATATAAGGTTCTATGCTTCACGAATTAAGCATGGTTTAATGACTATTGATGAAGTACCGGAGAAGTACAGAACAGCCGTTGAGGAGTTTATGAAAACTGATGAGTACTTGATGATGTAGTTTGATAACAAAAAATGCTATCTTGATAACAGAAAATAGGATTTTAATAACGAAATTTGCATTTTTTATACCGAAATAGCATTTTAAATAAACAAAATAGAGCTTAGGCTCTTTTTTTATTGGAGATAATTATATGACATTAGAGGAAGCAATAGACCATGCATTAAAGGTTGCAGGCGAGGCTGATGCATGTAGTAGGTGCAAGTCAGAGCATTTGCAAATTGCAGCATGGCTTCAAGAGTTGCAGAGATACAGAAAAAAAGAGAAAGGCGAAAAAAATGGATAGTGCATTTTCAGCAGGAAAAAAACTGCTAAGAGGTTCATATAGCCAGTTCACTCCAACTGGTAAGGATTATTTTGTCCTTAATCGGGCTTATGGCAAGACTCCACATCCTGGAGATGTAGTTTACTTTTATAGTGGTGAAAAGGGCAGAGTTGCTCATGTCGGAATCGTTGAAGATGTTAAAAAGGTTAATGATACATATGTAATTCATACTATAGAGGGTAATACATCGGCAGTCGCATTTGAGCGTAATGGTGGTGGAGTAGCGAGGAAGGAGTACCGATTTACTGAAGGTGAGGTAGGTGGAAAAAATAGAATCAACGGTTTTGGCATGCCTCTTTTTAGTAACTCAACATGTACAGCAGAAGAGCTAGTTGCTGTAGCAAGGCAAGAAGTAGGCTACTTGGAGAAGGCAAGTAATGCTATGTTGGAAGAAAAAACTGCTAATGCCGGAATGTCGAACTATACTAAGTATGGGCACTGGTATGGTCAAAATGGCTTGTATTGGTGTCAACAATTTGTTTCTTGGTGTGCTTATCAGGCATGTAAGCTACATCAAAAGAACAGCTTCACAGGATGGGTGATGTTTGATGGTAAGTGGATATATGAGAACAAGGGAGTAGTGCAAAAGAATAGATGGATAACTACAGATGGCAGATGGTTTGTAGTTGATGGAGCAGGCCATATGGTGACAGGTTGGTTCAAAAGTGGCGATGACTGGTATTATATGAACACTGATGGAGGTATGCTTTCAGGACAATGGATTGATATAGCAGATGAGTCATATTATCTGACAAAATCAGGAGTTATGGCAAGAAGTGTTTATGTTAAGAATGATAAAAAGCATATTTATCATTGGGTAGATGAAGATGGCAGATATCAGAAGAAATTTGATACAGAGAATCCGGATTTAAAAACATACGGGCTTGCAGAGTAGAAAGGATGGTTTATATGAGAGCAAATGTATTATATTCATTAGTAGGTGTAGTAGGAGGATTTGTAGCAATGGCGTTTGGTGGTTGGAGTGATGCACTTATCACTCTTATTGTTTTCATGGCGTTAGATTATGTGACTGGATTGATTGTTGCAGGTATTTTTAAGAAGAGCAAGAAGAGTGAGAATGGTGCTTTGGAATCACGTGCAGGATTCAAGGGACTATGCCGAAAAGGTGTTGCACTAATGATTGTTCTTGTGGCAGTAAGGCTTGATATAATCATGCATACAACATACATAAAAGATGCAGTTATAATTGCATTTGTAGTAAATGAAAGTATTTCTATTATTGAGAATGCCGGGTTGATGGGCATTCCGATTCCACCTGTCATAGCAAAAGCTATTGATGTATTAAGGAATGAATCAGAGAAGGCAAGCACAAATTAAAATGCACTTTTAGTAATTTGAGTTTCTTCCTATTTATAAATGATAGAAACTCACTAGTAACAAAGTTATTTAAAAAGCTATAAAATAGGCAACCTACAGTTCTGTAAGAGATAATCGAGACTTGGAAGAATCAAAAAACCCCGGAAAATCAATGGTTTCCGGGGGTTTTTTGTTGCCAAAAATTCTGCTGTAATTTGTTATCAGGCGTCATCATTTATTAGCATCTGTTGTTTATGAATCAAATTTTAGATACATAGAGCGTTAGCTCATTCTTTAAAGTTGAAGAATGAGTTGAAGCTCTTTTTTACATACCATCACAAATCTAGAGAAGATTTTTATATTCAGTAACAAAAAAGTGTCGTATTTATACGGCTTTTGGCGTTTCGCAAACGCCTATAAGTATTCAACATCTAAGGAACATTCTTGGGGGACAAAGGAACTGTCCTCATGAACTATTAGTAGAGATTGCTTGTGTATCGGATATCAGTATGGAAAAATAATGTTCCGAAATGTCTCGTAATGTTATTGGGATAGCAAAATAAGCATTTAGAATTTTTTTGAGGAGACAGTGTACAATATCTATTGAAATTCGTAATGCTTCGCAATGTGTCCGTAATGTTCCGAAATGTTATTGCAATGTTCTGAAATGTTTGGTATGTTTTATAAGAAGAATATTGGAGGTACTTGGATGCAAATAAAAGAATTATATCCGGATGTAATTGCAGAGGATATAGAGTATGAATATAAAGCAAGGTTAAACTCTGATAAACCGATTAAATGGGCTAAAACTATTGTAGGATATGCAAATGGCAATGGTGGAACCATGTTTGTCGGAGTCTCTGATAGTGGGGAGGCTTTTGGTATTGATTTGGATGAAATTGATAAAACAAAATTATTGATATCAAAAATTAATGATAGGCATATTTTCCCACATGCAAAAATTCACTATATGATGAGGAGTGTTGATGCAGATGCAGAGAAATTTGTTTTAGCTGTCAATGTTATTCAAGCTGATTCTGTTGTGAGATACAAAGAAGGAGATTTTAACGAAACTGTATATATAAAAGGGGATGGAAATTTAACCCCGGCTTCACCGGAAGATATTATTTCATTATCCAAAAGAAAATTTGGGGTTGATAATGAAACAAGTGAAATACTTTATGCTGAAAATCAATGGAGAGAGTATCTTGATTTGTGCAGGGAATACAGAGAAGAGTCATCCATACCTACTATTAAGGATTTGCAAAATGAAGAAATCGTTTCTAAGGAAGGGTATGCAAAATCCGGTTTTCTTATGTTTAGTGATGACTATGATGGTGATGACTCGTTAATTTGCTGTCGGCTTTGGAAGGGAAAAGATAAAACAGGCATAGTGCTGGATAGTGGAAGATATAAAGGTTCCTTAGCTAAAGTTTTTAAAAATGCATTGAACTTTATAGAGAGGAATACACGAACCGGATGGCGAAAAACGGAGTCAGGTGGTCGTGAAGAGGTTCGTGCCTATCCCAAAGAAGCCATTAGAGAGGCATTAGTGAATGCGATTGCA